TTAAAATTGCCACAGGTGTTTTTAATTCTCCTTGTGCTGGTGCATTACTAAAAGTTGAAAATACCATTTTTTCGGGCGTTACTGCCCCCATTACCCCCGCAAGCTCTGGATATTGAGAGGAGGCAAAAGAAGCGCCATTACATAACGCCCAATCACTTCCTAAATCCGTTCTTGCAGTTACAACAACGTCACCAACTTTATAAAATTTCCTTTCGCTATACTCCCCCACAAAGTTAGATAGTGTATAGGGGGTGATGAATTTATTTTGATCCGTTCCCGCTTTTGCTTCTTCAACAGATGCTTTTCTATAATCGTAAAATGCTTTTACAAGCGCAGGGGTTAACCACTTTGTATCATCTGTTCCGGCCTGTGCCTGACCAGTTGTAGCCTTGTCAATTACTTTCTGTAAAAAGGTGTTTGATAGATTATTAACAAAGGTAGAAACGGCTTGACTATCATTTGCATCAATATTATTTTGTACCATCAATTGCCCAATTGCATACGAAATTAGGCTCATTTGATACTGAAATTTATTTTGAAGCATAGATGATGCAATACCGGATTGCAAACCATTCAAACGCTGATTATTTGTCCCGTACTCTCCATCTTGCATCATATTTGTTTTATTTTCATCAAACAATTTAAAATTGGAAGACGCCATATTTACACCTCCTAGGCATTATAAACTACATACCAATATTCACCAATTCTATAATAAGCCGCCGCGCCCTTTGTCTGTGCGTCAATCAATTCCCGATTGGTATATGTATCAAGTGTTCTCTCTACTGCCTCCCCACCAGAAACAAAAGCTACCATTCGAATATACCCTAAATTAGTTTCAGGAATACTATTTAAACATTCCTGTACCTTCATATTTACACCACCTTTCAACAAATAAAAGAAGGGCCTAGAGTTAACTAGACCACTTCTTTCTTCATCGTCAAATAATAATATTTACCATGAATCACGCAAATATAATATACCATTCCAGCATACTTAAACGCATATGTTATACTGCTACTATCTTGACAAATAGCTTCGGAACATCCAAGGAAAATATCTGCTTGTTTTACAGTAATTTTCTTATCTTTTATTTCCTCATTTCCAAAACTGGAAATAAACTTTTTCATCCATTCATTCGGGCGAATCTTCTTTATTTGAGAATGAACCAAAACATCATAGATTGAGTTAAACTCAATAAGAAGTTCATTCATTTCTTTATCGGATACCTCTCCAATTGATTTTTGAATCTTCTTCCTAACCTTCTTGTACTTAGACATCAATACATTAAACTTCTTAGAATCTCTTGCAACATAGAAAAGACCAAACATATCATTTATCATTTTCTTTTTCCCCTTTTCTTTTACTATATACAGTATACCATATCATTTTATATTTGTCAAGTGCTATTTTAATCACTTGACCATGTTCCTTCGTCCCAACCTTTGATAAATCCGGTATCAGAATCCCAGCCAAACAAAGGCTTATCTTGAATTGTATAATTCACTCGAACACCAGAAGGTTTTGGTAAAATATATCCATTCAACAATAAAGCAATTCTTTCTGGTGTGCTATTCGGATCAATAATTGCTACTGTCATTGACATATCTTGACCATCTATCAACTGATATGAAACAGAGGGAAACATAGTATCAATTATTTTTATTAAACCTTCATTTGAACCATTCCAATGATTAGCTAAAATTCTAGCTTTTAAAACAAGTCTAAATGTATCATCGGACAAAATCGAAGGGATATCTGGATCATCAACTGGCAACTCTCTACTTAAATCTAAAAGTTGTCCTATTTTGTCTAACTGATCTCCAACCGCTGTATCTAAAATAAACACAGTATTAAAATCGTTTAAACAATCAATAATCGGGCTAATTTCGTCTAATAATGTTTTTACATATTCATTAAACAAAGGTTTATCCGCATATTGTGAGGTGATTAGTTGTAAATACAACTCATTTGTATCTGGCATACTAGCTCACCTCTATTGTAACCATTTCTGGCGTTGTATTAGCCGCATTATAAAATTGTTGCATAACATCTGCGTCACTCCATGGGCCTGTTGAAACTGTTGCAAATTGAACATTTAACACAGAGTAAGCAGGATTTTTAATGCTTTCCATTGCGGAAGTAGCTACACTCCATATAATGGACTTATAAACATTATCGCCCAATTCCATGTTTAAAATATAATCACTGATTGCATCCTTTATTTTTGTCTGGTACTCTTCATTATATCCAGCTAACTTTTTAATACTTACTTTTACATATATATCATTATATGTAGGTTTATAATATCGAATAATAAATACATTTCCTCCAACAGAAGTTAATTGAACTTCTGTCGTTCCATTTGTATAGCAACCGGGCGTTTTCTTATTATAAATTGCAGTTGCTATCTCTGTTTCTTCGCCGCCCTCCACTACAAAAGTAATAGAATGTGCTGGTAGGCCGGCTGGAATACCGGGCGGTTCTGTTCCTGTGCTTTCGTTTCCGGTGTCATTTTCATAGCCTTTTACGCGCTTTACCTCTGATATAGCAGTTATTCCCGCTTCTATACTTTCAAACACAGTTAAAGATGGTGCTCTTGTTGCAATTTCAAAACGTGCCCTTAACTCTGCGTCTGTTTCAACATCTGTCCCAGGAGCGGCGGCTTGATTATTTGTTACGCCATACCATCCATAAATAGGTGTACCAATAATTGTTATTGTATTCGGCAATGCCTCTATTTCGCCCTGTTCTTGTGATATCGCTTCTACTGTAATAGTTCCATTACTAGGGATTTCAACAGAATCAGGGAGTAACCAAACATTTCCGTTTTGATCGTGTGCTTCTCCTTTTGTAATTACCGTTGATGGATCGCCCGTTAATGTTAATTGCACGGTTGAAGCTGTTGCAGGTTTGCGACGAATTCCAGCATAGGCGACTACATTATCAAGCCCGACCCCTATAGCATTTAATGGAGTACGATTGTTATATACCACTTGTGCCAAGCTATAAGCATCATAAATTTTTCTTGCCATAATACTAATTTGCTGATAATCCATTGTATCTTGCTCAATATAAATATCATCACCGAAAATTGTTTTCATTTTGTCTATTAAATCGTCTCTAATATCAGAATACAAAGGAATATGTAATCCTGAAACATCTATATAAGGCTCAAAATATGGCATATTAAACAATCACCTCCACGCTTGCCTCACCAAAATCTGTCGTTACATTTACAATAAAAGAAATCCCTCTTGTATCATTTATATCTACTTCAACATTATCAACACTTCTTACCTCTTCTACCTCTAGTATTCTTTGAGTAAGTAAAACTGTTGCACTTCTTTTAATAGAATCTGGATTCATTTGCCCAACAATAGATTGAAACATGGGAATTCCATCGCCAAGATTTTCCCACCATTCACCATAAAATAATAAAACTTTTGTTCTAATTCTTTGGCAAATTGCTTCTATTCCATCTATAAAATCAAAGGAATTTGTACCAAAGGAATAATCATATTCTCCTGTCATTTTTCTTACCCTCAATACAAACACCTCCATTCTCAACCTACAATTTCTTCTAAAGCCGCTATTCTTTCCTCATGATTATTTAATCTTGCAACTATCGAATCAATTGTTGTTGTATATTTAGTTGTATTAAACTTTATTCCTTCTTCACTTATTTCTATTGCATTTCCTGTTTCTGTATTCAGTAAAGATAAACAATTCGCACTAGGCTTTGTTTTTTCTAAACTTAATTTCTCTTGATTTTTTAAACCAAATATTGCAATACCATCTGATAAATCATGCCGTCTTATTTCAACAGGATTTTGCACATTTCCTTTTAACCACCAATTATCAATGGATAAATCAGAAAATATTACTAAGCATTCATCACCTTTTTTTATTGGAAATGAAATTACATATCCCCCAACCTGTTGAAAAAGTATAGGTACATTTATCAACAAAGGATATTGCACATACTTTATAATACCATTTAATTCAATCGTTCTTTCTCTAATTGTCGGTTGTGCTTCTATTGTTTGTTTATCTGCATCATACGACTGCACAACACAGGGTAAGGCAACATGAATTCCAAAACCTATTGATGAAATTAAACGCTGATACAATTCGTTATCTGAACCATATAATTCTGAAATTTGCATGTTTCCTCACCTCCTTTATTATAACATATTCAAAACTATTTGTCAACATAAATTTACCAAGGATATAGAGAACTACCAGACATCATATTGGGTAACATACCAGTTTGCGAAATAGCTTGTATTTCTGTTACCCAATCATTTCCCCTTGTATCTCCCCTATGTGTCATTTGGATTATACGATAAATTCCTGCTTTATCCAAAGATCGAACAGGCTGGCCTTGTTGGTACTGATAATTTGTAATTTTTGTATTATCAATATGAAACAAAGAATTGATATGCAACATCGGATTTAAAAGAACTTCACATTCTATCCCGATATCGTTTTGTACCGGAGTTCCGATCAAACCAGTTTCAGGGCCAAATGAAGGAATATAAGAATCTATATAATCTTCCGCACCAATTATATTTGCTTTCCCATCCTCTATATAATATGTTGCATTTTCACTTTTTGCTATCTGATTTAAAAAATCACGCGACATACCAAACAAAACCTTGCCGCGTGGATATTTAATATTAAAATTTGTTAACTGACCAACCCCAACAGAATATGAACTTTTTTCTAACAAAGTAGTGACAGCATCACGCGCACTTTGTTGTGCAACTAGAGCAACGCCCACTAAACCATAAGTTGCATATCTGTCTGAATCCATCGAAACAAGAGTAAGAATATAGTCAACACCATTTTCTTTGCTTCTCAATGGCTGAATAATATTGCCCTCAAAAATTTTACCATACTGTGAACCTGTATAACCAGCTTCAATTACAATCCTCTGACCTTCTTTAATTATCTTATTTTCATCATTTGGATTTAAATTGTATATTTTCAATATACTTTTATTAGGATTTAAATATGCTGTTTTGGTAATCTCAAATGAACACCTTAATTCCGATACATCAAAAGATTTATTATTTCCTAAATCAACAAAAATACGATACCTTCTACCATAAAGCCAATCCCCAAGCACACCTTTTACATCTTTTACTTCATAATATTCACCAGATGGGATAATAGCAT